AAAAAAGTTTTTAGAAAGTCCAAGTGATAATGAAACAATCACGCGAAAACAACAAGAGGAGTCAGACAATGGTTCTGGGACATCAGACTCAATACCAGAGCAACCAAATGAACCACTAGAAGATGCGCCTCTATTAAATTTTTAACAAGGAAAAAAATGAGAAAATTTACTCGATTTTTTTTGTTATGTTTTTCTATATTAATACTTTGCGGTGTTTCGGCACACGCCATCACCAAAGAAGTCATTGAAGAAATAAGAAAATCAGTAGTATTACTATCGGTAAATAAATTAGAAAATCCGCCTGTTGACGCCCGTAATGCATTGTGTTCTGGATCAGTCATCAATGAACAAGGTCATATATTGACTAATTTTCATTGTGTGTATGAACAGAAAACACTTAATATGTATTATTGGGATGAAGATGACTGGCATGAATATAAAGTAAAAGTAATTGGCCAAGATCCATTAGCCGATTTGGTTTTACTTGAAGTAATTGGACTAAAAAGGAAAGTCCCATACTTGAAGTTTGCTAAGTTGGAAGATATTCATTTAGGGTCAGAAATTTTTGTCTTAGGTCATCCGATGGGAATGGCGTGGAGTCTATCAAAAGGTATCATTTCTAGTAATGAAAGATATTCAAGACACCCCTACATCAATTCAATTCAAGTAGATGCTGCAATCAATAAAGGAAATTCCGGTGGGCCTGTAATCAATGAAAAAGGTGAAATCGTAGGAATTGCTACATTGATGGTATCGCGGACAAACCAAAATGCAGGAATAGGATTAGCAGTTAGGGCAGATGTTGCAGAAAAATCACTTGCTATAATGTTAGAAAGGGGTAAAGTAGATCGCCCGGCATTAGGAATTATGATTATTCCTTTGTATGGAAAAGATAATCAAAGAGAAAAAATACTGAAGGATAATCCTGATATAAATACATCAATTCCCAATACTTACGGTTTGATGATAAGTGATAAAAATAAACCAACTAATCCATTACCTAAAGGATTACGAGCTTGGGATACTATAATAGGTATTAATAATATTGCTATTAACAATGATGTTGAATTTGCCGATCAGTTGGGAAAATATAAAATCGGTGATACAGTCAGTATTAATATTATTAGAGATAAACGATTTATACAGGTAGATAACATTACTCTAAAAGTATTTCCTGTTCCAATCAAATTAATGTATGGAGAGAAGGCACTAACAGTACCAATCCCAAACAAAAAGAAAAACTAAAGGTGGGTGATGGAGCCAGAAGAATTACAAAATTTTAGACAGGCAATGGAGGTGCAATTTCGTCATCAATTGTATAATAGTATAACATTTCCATTTTTGCGATCTTTAGGTATTTTACATATTATGCAAGGATTTGGTAATGAAGAGGTGGGATTTATTGGTGTATTACATCTTTGGTGGGTGAATGAAGATAATGGTATTATTTATGATAACCCAAGACCATCACCAGTAAAAATTATAGGTATGTGGAAATCTAATTGGCTTGATGACCCAGCAGAGGCAATTGAGGTTGCGCATAAAATAAATGAACTAAAACCATATGATGAAGGTAAACTAATAGAAGCGCAGCAGAATTTTTTAAAAGCACAAATGGAGAAAGATATACAAAAAAATATAATGCCAGAAGAAGATAAAGAAAAAGAAATAATTTTAAACTAAAGGCAAAAATATATGTTTAAAAAATTAAAAATAAAATGGGAAAATATTTGGATGCCTCAAATTCCTCAAAAGGAAGTTTCAAAGTCCCCACTTGAAATAGAAAGGGATAAACAATATGAAATAAAATGGGTGTGGTATCATACAATTCTTGCGGTTGAGTTGTTAGTCTGTAATATTTTACTATTATGGATTGCAATTATGCTTACTATTAGCGCAGTTACATAAAGGTAAAATGTCTGATAATTATTTAGGAAATCCTAATTTAAAATCTGTTGGAGTTAAAGTTGAGTGGGAAGAAGAGTCTATAGCACAATACTTAAAGTGCTCTAAAAACCCCACATATTTTATTCGTAATTATGTAAAGATTATTAATGTAGATAAGGGGTTGATTCCTTTTAATATGTATGATTATCAATCACATATGGTTGATACTTTTCAAAATAATAGGTTTGTAATAGCAAAAATGGCTCGTCAAACCGGTAAAAGTACTACTATAATTAGTTATTTGTTATGGTACGCTTTATTTCATGAAAATACAAACATTGCTGTTTTAGCCAATAAGGGGGCAATAGCAAGAGAGATTCTTGGTCGGCTTCAATTGTCATATGAAAATCTTCCTCAATGGTTACAACAAGGTGTATTAGTATGGAATAAAGGAAATATTGAATTAGAGAATGGTAGTAAAATTTTAGCTTCAGCTACTTCCAGTTCCGCAATTCGAGGATTGAGTTTAAATGTTATATTTCTTGATGAGTTTGCTCACGTTCCTCAAAACATAGCTGAACAATTCTTTACTTCTGTCTATCCTACCATATCTTCTGGTGAATCCACAAAAGTTTTGATTGTTTCTACTCCTCTTGGTATGAATATGTTTTATAAAATGTGGGTAGATGCTGAAGAATCACGAAGTAAATATATTCCTATTTCTGTGCATTGGTCTGAAGTACCTGGAAGAGATGAAACATGGAAAAAAGAAACTATTTCAAACACTTCTGAAGACCAATTCAATCAAGAGTTTGAATGTCAATTTATTGGTTCTGTTAATACTCTTATTTCTCCTTTAAAATTAAGATCGTTGGCTTTTCTCCCACCTGTGAGGTCTGATGTTGGTATTGATGTTTATGAAGAACCTATTAAACAAAAAACATATGTTATGATAGCGGATGTTGCAAAAGGAGTGGGTTTAGATTATTCAGCATTTTCTATAATTGATATTACTCAGGTACCATATAAACAAGTGGCTGTGTATAGAAGTAATGAAGTTACTCCTATGGTTTTCCCAACAATGATAAACGCGATTGCTCAGAGTTATAATGATGCTTTTGTGCTTATTGAACTTAATGGTATAGGGGCGCAATGTGCAAGTATTCTTTATTATGATATGGAATATGAAAATATAATTATGTCTAGTTTCCGCGGTCGCGCGGGGCAACAAGTCGGAAGTGGATTTTCAAAGAATACTGAATTGGGAGTGTCAACTACAAAGCAGGTGAAAAGAGTGGGTTGTTCTACTCTTAAAGAACTGATTGAAAATGATAAACTTCTTATTACTGATTTTAATACCATTTCAGAATTAACTACTTTTGTAAGTAGAGGACAATCATATGAAGCAGAAGAAGGATTACATGATGATTTGGTTATGACATTGGTATTATTTTCATGGTTAGTTCAACAACAATATTTCAAAGAATTGACAGAGCAAGATATTCGAGAGAAAATGTATTCAGAAAAAATTAAACAATTGGAAGAAAATATGCTCCCATTTGGAGTTGTTAATGATGGGCAATCACAGGAAAAATATGTTAAAATGCCTGGGGATAATAGTAGCTGGACGGCCGATGACGCGAAATTCTATGATGATCATCAAGATGCCGGAATGCGAAAATATTTTTAATTGTCAAAACCAAAATCATAATCATCTTTGGGATATTGTAATTTTCTAATTAATATATTTGCGTCATCTATTAGATCAGGTCGTATTTTTTTTATTTGTCTTAGATAATCTATGGTCGGTTTAACACGTTTCCATTCTTTACGATTTTTTAAAACAAGATGTTCGGGTTTAATACATAGATTATTTTCACATTCTTGAATCACTATTTTATCTTTATGAATCTCACCTCGATGCAGTAAGTACGCAAATTTATGGGCTGAAATTGTCATTGTTTTTTTGGTTTCTTTATTTCTACCAACACAAAACACACCATAACCAGACCTATCTATAGTTCCTTGCCATAGGTGACAATCAGTACTATCACTATCGATTTTTTTTAGAAATCGAGAAACAACTGTTGCTGGTAGTTCTTTGATTTTAATCATGTAACTATTTATTTGTAAGGTCACATTACATTACTGTTAAATTTCGTAATTTTATAAATATCTGTAGTTATAAAATATTTGCCCAGTCCAAACTAAATTATAGGAGTATTTAAATGGCATTCCAAATCAGTCCCGGCGTAAATGTCTCAGAGATTGACTTGACAACTATAGTTCCCTCTCCATCTACAACCGATGGAGCATTTGCTGGGGGCTTTCGTTGGGGACCAGTCAACGACCCCATTTTGATAGATAATGAAGATAAATTAAGAGAAGTTTTCGGTAAACCAGACGCCCTTACATATAAACAATTTTTCACCTGTGCTAATTTCTTACAGTATGGTAACAAACTAAGAGTTGCCCGCGCAGCAAACGCTACAGCATATAATTCAGATACACAAGGTTCAGCTAATATTTTAATTAAGAATGATGACCAGTATTATGTAAATTATGATACGGCTGGAGGAACATCTGGTAAAAGTTGGTTCGCAAAATATGCCGGTGATTTAGGTAATAGTTTAAAAATCTCTGTATGTGGTCCTACAAAATCCAATACGGCAGATGATGGTTCTTTAAAAGGAAATACAGACACCAAATTAGTAGGCGCAGATGGTTCCGCAGTTACAGTTTCTACATCAACTACAACCGCTACTGCTTCTGCTAGCGTATATGGAAAAATAGCTGTTGGTGATGTTGTCGATAATGGCACAGAAACCGCCGCCCAAACTCGTATGGTAGCTTCCATTACAAGTAATACTGTATTTGTCTTATCATCAGCGCCTACAGCAGCTTATAGTAGCGCTACTGTTGCAGTAAAAAAGAATTCGGGATTTGAAACTCCAACTGTTCAAATGATGGGGACTGTTACTTGTGCCGCTGGCAACGCAAATGTTACGGGTTCGACTACAAAGTTTACCTCACAAGTAAATGCCGGTGATATTATTAAAATTACCGTTTCTGGTGGTAGTGAAGAACATAGAGTTAATGCCGTTTCTAGTGCCACAGCACTTACTCTTCATTCAGTACTATCCAATGCCGCCTCTTCTGGAACTTATTCCAGAAAATGGGAATATGCAAATCATTTTGATTATGAACCCACACACACTTCTTTTGCTGAAAGAAATACAGCAACACAAGATATGATACATGTTGTTGTAGCAGATGAAGATGGTGAATGGACGGGTACTAAAGGTTCAGTTCTAGAAGCATATACAGGACTTTCACTCGCAAATAACGCAACAGGAGAAGATGGTTCTGCCTTATATTACAAAAATGCCATTAATAGAAAATCCAAATATGTGTGGTGGGGTACACATGAAGCCGGTACTCACGGTGGAGCAAATACATCATTAGGAACTACTGCATGGGGTGCCACTGTTACATCCGGTACAAAATATCACGCAAATGGTTCAGTAATAACAAATAGTCTTTCTAACGGAAGTGCCGGTTCGACCTGTACAGACGCAAATATTGTTACAGCTTACGATAAATTTCGTAATGCCGATGAAATTGATGTAGCTCTCTTAATGACAGGGGACGCATCTAATACAGTCGCAAAATATTGTATAGATAATATTAGTTCAGCCCGTAAAGATTGTATCGCATTTATTTCACCTGAACAAGGCAACGTAGTAGATAATTCGGGTTCAGAAGTAGATGATGTAGTAGCCCGAAGAAATGAGATGGGAAGTTCATCTTACGCTGTTATGGACGGTGGTTATAAGTATATGTACGACAAATATAATTCAGTATATCGTTACGTTCCTTTGAATGGAGATATTGCTGGTTTATGTGCAAGAAGTGATACCGACCGCGATCCATGGTATTCACCCGGTGGATTTAATCGTGGAGGTATTAAAGGGGCAACCAAACTTTCATGGAACCCTCGTCAAGCTGAAAGGGATGATCTATATAAAAATGGTGTAAATCCTATTGTAACCTTTACAGGAGGTCTTGGAACAATATTGTTTGGAGACAAAACACTATTAGCGCGACCAAGTGCATTTGATAGAATTAATGTAAGACGATTATTCATTGTTCTAGAAAAAGCTATCGCAAACGCAGCAAAATTCTCATTGTTCGAATTTAATGATGACTTTACACGTTCTCAATTTGTTTCTTTAGTTGAACCATTTTTGAGAGATGTACAAGGCAGAAATGGTATTTTTGATTTTAAAGTTGTCTGTGATACTTCAAATAATACAGGCGAAGTAATTGACAGAAATGAATTTAGGGCTGATATCTATGTGAAACCTAATCGTTCAATTAACTTCATACAGCTGAATTTTGTAGCTGTTCGGTCTGGAGTAGAATTTTCTGAAATTGTCGGACAGTTTTAGTATAAATAATTAAAAAGTCTAACTGAACAACGTTTAAGGAGTAATAAAAAATGGCTTTTAATTTAACAAGCTTTAAGTCAAACATGTCTGCTGATGGCGCACGTGCATCACTATTTGAAGTGGCATTGGCAAAACCGAGTGGTATCGAGGCTGGTGCGGTTACCGATTTTAATTTTAAGATTAGAGGCGCATCTATACCAGGGGCAACAATTGGTGCAATAGATGTACCGTATATGGGAAGAATTTTAAAGTTTGCCGGAAATCGAACATATGCAGATTGGAC